GAACTCACCATCAGGGGTCTCGGTCACGGTGACCAGGTCCAACTTCTGCATCTGGCTGAGTTGCCTCGCGTTCAGCGTAGCGAGCACCGGCATCTGAACACCCGGAACCAGGTGGTTGATCGTCAAGGTGTCGGTGAGCCGGATGCCGGAGTTGTCCGGAACTCGAACCTCGACAGGCACCGGACTCCGGCCCGCGATAGCGCGTTGCGCCTGGGAGTTCAGTTCCTCCTGCGTGGGCTCGTTGGTGCCTTCCTCGTTGAACGCGGTGTGTATCTTCGTCCATGGCCCGTAGTAGCCGCTCGGATTGCTCGCCTCGCCGTAGGCTCCGCTCTCCGCGATGACGATTGCTCGGGTGGCGAGGTCGGCACCGTACGCGGTGATGATCACTTCGCTGAGGAAGTCATTGTCGGTGAGCATGCGCGTCCGACCCAGGTGCTCGTCCACGTCCCAGAAGTGAATCGCTCGTCCGACGCAGGTGTAGTCGATGCCGCTGTAGTGAGCCATGTGGGCGATGTGCTCACCCACGGTCATCTCATAGGGCTTGGTGTATGCGGTTGTCCTCGGCTCACCGGCAACGTGGTGATAGACCACGTGAGGCAGGACGTTGATCGGCGGCGTGAGGCTCTCCCAGACCTGCATCTCGTAGTTCATGATGTTCTTCACCCGGTTCAGAATCTCGGTGGGCTGGGAGTAGATCACGACCGGATCGCCGTTGGTGTCGTAGTCGGCACGCATCCGGTTGTCCCACTCCTTCGTGAGCGGGGTTCCGAAGACGTACTGCATCACGTCATGAGCGTTGATTTCGACATAGGTCGAGTGCCAGCCAACCCGCCAGACCGGCCCCTCCCAGACTCGATCGTCGCCCCGATAGATCACCATCTCAGATCGCATCGGCTCGATCGCCGCGAGAATCTTGGCCTGCGCCGAGCAGGCCGACCCCTCGATCCGCACATCGCACTCGCTGACACCGTCGCGGTCTCGCCGCCAGATGACCTCGGACACGTCGAGCAGTTGCGCGACACGCAACATCCCGCCTCGGTCGAAGATGTAGACAGTGTGCTGGTCGATGCACCGCCCCCCGTAGACTCCTGTCGCCACGTCAGCCCCTCGTTGTCGCGAATGCCTCGACGTCGATGTTGCCTTCGGGTGCGTTGATCGGAACCTCCAGAGAGACAAGGTACGAGATTCCGCACGACAGAATGGGCCACGTTGCGGGAGTACCACCCGTACCGTACAGCAGATGATCTGCGGACAGCGCCGACCCGCCGTTGACCTCAGCCCACGCCCGCTGGCTTACTCCGTCCAGGGTCAGGACCGTGTGCGCCGGAAGGTACGCGATGATCTGCTCGGCGCACCAGGAGTTCCGGTCGATCTGGCTGGCGTCGAGGGAGAACGGGTTGGGGTAGAACCGGATGCGGACCTGGCTGGCTGACACCGAACCGCTCTTGACGTGCAGGGTCAGCACCGTGGACAACCAGTCGGAGACATTGATCGACGGGATATGCACGTAGTACAGACGCCAGACGCCCACATCGACGATGCAATCGCTGGGGATGTTGGGAGGGCGTGGTGGCGCTGGCGGCACCGTACATCCGGCGGTAGCGAGCAGGTCCGGGACCTCCCCCAGGGTCCCCGGTCCCGCCTGGGAGACGGGGGTTCTGGTGGACACGCTGGCGTGCGGCGCACCGTCCCATTCATAGATGAACTCGGGGGTATCGAGCGTGTCGCCGTCGAAGTACGGGAACTCTTCGTTCAGGGAAATCATCACGGCATCGAGTTCGATCAGGTCGCCACCCTGCCACTTCACCCATCCAGTCCCGGCCACGTCGGTCGCCCGCATCGCGGCGAACTCCGCACCAGCGGGGGCAACTCCCGACACCGTGAGCAGGTTCCAGGCTCCGACCGTCATCACCGCGCCCGTGCCGACGGTATAGGACAGCACCGCCCCGCTGGCATCCAGCCAGGCCAACTCCCCGGCCATGCGAGTCGCTCGACTGGGCTTGACCCGGATCGTGCCGACGTAGGGGGCGTTCGGTGTCACGTCAGTTCGGTACAGGTGGAAGTCTGACTGGCCGAACCGGCTTCCGGCCGCCGTGACGTCCGCCGTGAAAGTCACCCGCGCGACATACGTGCCCACACCGTCCGAGAGCATGCGAGCGATGACCGCCGCACCACCAGCCGCAGGCAGGACGTTCCAGCCTTGCGGCTGGACGGCCTGAGCCGCTGATATGGAGTTGTTGGCGGTGCCCGACCACACGTAGTTGATGTCCGGGGTGTCGGTGTTGTTCCCATCGAAGTAGTCGCCGGGATTCGTGTTCGGCTTCGGCTGAGTGAGCCCGGTCCATCCAGTCCACGGCGACTCGTACTGGTCGATCCAAGCGGCGGCTCGCCACTCGTACCTCACGCCGGGGGTCAGCCCGCCCACGTCCTCGATCGTCGTGGCCGTCTCACCGCTGGCGACCGGCGTCGTCGTCCCGGCCATGCGGCGTTCCCACACGTACTTCCGAACGCCGGTGACGCCACCGGGCGGGGAGAAGGTGAGGGTCGCTCCGGTTCCCGAGGGTGTCGCGGCCACAGTGAAGCCAGGCGCAACGGCGGGCAGAGTGGTCTGCGGGAGCGCGTTCGACCAGGGCCCCGCACCGATGCTGTTCACTGCACGGTAGCGAATCCAGTGCGGAGTGCCGGGGGTCAGGGCCGAAGCCTGTCCCGGAGTATCGCCGTCGTTCCAGTTCTTCACGTTCTGGGTGAAGTTCTGGTCGGTTGCGGATTGGTGGTTGAAGGTCGTGAGGGCCGAGCCGCCGTTGTCGCTCGGGTTCGCGAATGAGTAGTTGATCAGGAGCGGCGTTGCTGAGATGTAGACCGGCGTGGGCGGCTTGCCTGGAACCTTCGGGATGCGATCGGCATCGACCCAGGCGTCACCCGAGTTGCCAGAGCCCACAGACCCATGCGCAGTGTTGATCGTGACGCTGTTCTGGAAGCCGCTACGGTAGCCGTTGGCGTCGTGGCTCATCCAGAAGGTGCCACTGCCCAGCAGTCGGTTCGTGTTGAGGCGCTGATCGTAGGTCAGCCGGAAGTTGCCTGCGGCGTGCAATCCGCCGCCGACATAGAAGCCCCACCACTGATCCTGGCTGTTGTTGTACGCGCCACCGCCCGACATGAGCAGTCGGGCTTCCCATGCGTAGTTCGTCCGGTTGTTCGCCCAGTCCTGGCCGTTCTGGCGGACATAGACGTACGCCGAGTAGTTGTACGTTCCGCTAAGTTGACCCGAAGACTGCGCGCTGTAGACGGAGAGCGGATTGATGACTACATCAGGACCGGCCGCACCGTGAGCATCTACCGCCTCAGACAGGCCGAACGCTTCTCCACTCATGGCATCCCCCTTACGGCACCGTGACGGCGAGCGCGTCAGCGTACAGCCGGATGATAGCCCCCGACGAGTACGAGGGCACTTCGAGCCTGGCGCGGATCATGACCTTGTTCACTCCGGCAGGGATCAGGATCGACTTCACCGACAGCGCACCACCCGAGGCGGGCATCGTGCCGATCACGCTCTCGGACACGTATGTCGTGCCGTTGTACCACACCGTGTCGATGAGGATGTTGCCGACGACGGCGGTGCCGCTCTGGACACTACCCGACGCCCAGATGTTGACCGAGATTCGAGTCCCGGTCACCGCCGGGATGTTCACTTCCTGATGCAGAGCAAGCCACCCTGCGGCGGCCGAGTTTGACGTCGCCGTGAAGGTTGCCTTTGCCGAATAGCCCCCTGACGTCGGGTGTGAGGCGAGTTCGTTCGTCCGGGAGAGCACAGGGACCGGCGTGAGACCAGAGGCGACCCAGCCAGTGGTGTTGACCTCGACGCTGGGGTTGGGTGAGTAGTTCGTCGCGACCGTCGCGACCCCGGTGCCAATCTCAGCGGAAGGGTAGGGCACCAGGTTGAAGGGAACGTCCTGCACCACGATCGGGAACCCTGGCGGGATTGAGATTTCCCGCGTGGCCCCGAACAGCCAGGGCGTCCCGGCGGCGAGAGTGAACTCGACGATGTAGCCCCACATATTGTTGCGGTGCAACTTCTGTTCAATGATGGGCCCGGAGATGCAGGTCACGTCGTGCAGTGTGCGGGTGAGCCGTTCGAGCATCAGGTCGTAGGACACCGGGTCCGGAACGGGGATCACGATCCCCGCCTCGTAGGTCGATGTCGAGGCATCGACCGGACCAGTCCAGGTGTAGCGCGCGCCAGTCTCGCCGTAGGACTCGGTGGGGATGATGTCCGGCACCGAGCCGTCGAAG